TAACTAAGGAGAAAGAAATGACAGTAACAATAGAAGAAATCGAAAACTACCACAACATCTTGCTAGATGAGAATGGTAAAGAAGCACAACTACTAGAACAACGCAAGCGTTTGACAGATGCAATCTATTCATATATTGATTCAAGTCAGGCACCAGATGATGACCACATTGCAGAGGTAACAGCAGGTCTTAACAAAGACATTCAGTTGCGTGACTTTGTATTAGGTCTGCCATCTGAGCGTGAAATTGTAAAGGTAAATCTATACCTTTCATTCTTTATGGAAACAGTTCCAGGTGAGTTCATTGCACCAGTTGCTAGTATCTTGGCTGCAAATCTATATTCTCTTGGTGATACATCTGCACAGTCAGTACTATCACAGGCGCTAGAGAATAACCCACGTTACTCACTAGCACAGTTGCTTAACCGTGTATTTAATTCAGGCTGGCCTGCAGGTGCGTTTACTGCAATGACGCATGAACTACACCCAAAGGTTAAAGAAGGAATGGGTATCTAATCATGGGATTAGACATGTATCTATATGCACGTAAAGGTATCTCTTCCTTTGAGTGGATACCAGATGCAGAGGGTAACCCAACCAACAAGGTTAACCCTGACTATAAGATTCTGACCTCCCTTGTGGGAGCAACAGAATGGGCAGCACCAGCAGATAGTTTTGCGTATGCACAAGTATCTTTGCAGGTGGGCTACTGGCGTAAGGCTAATTCAATTCACAACTGGTTCATTGATAACCTAGCAGGTGGAGAGGATAACTGTCAGCCAATCTATGTACCTCGTAGTTCTTTAATTGATTTAAAGATACTATGCGAAGAGGTACTGGCAGACCATACCAAAGCAGAAGAACTGTTACCAACAGGTGCAGGATTCTTCTTTGGCAGCACGGAGTATGACGAGTGGTACTTTATGCAAATAGAAAATACCTCAGCCATGCTCAGCAAACTCATTGAAGATGTACCCGAAGGATGGGCCTTCGAGTATCAGGCTTCATGGTAAAGAAAGGGACACATGACTACAGCAGATGTAGTAAATAAACCAAACCGCTCAGCCTGGCAAAAAGCAGGCGTAGCAGTTGAAGCAACAAGCGCAGCACAAGTAGCAGAACAAGCAGGACTTAACTGGACTGTTAGTCTGTCAGATATGCACATTTCCGACTTCTTGCATGTACCTAAGAAGCAAGCAGTCGTAAAGAAACACAATGGAAATGAATCAGTCATTGGTGTAGTTGGTAACAAATACAAAGTCTTTCAGAACTCTGAAGTCTTTGGCTCACTAGATGGATTGATTGATTCAGGCGAGGCTCGCTATGCAGCAGCAGGTGAGTACGATGACGGAGCAAAGGTATGGATGCTCATGTCATTACCAAAAGAAATGGAAATCAAGGGCGACCCACATGCTGCCTTCTTGCTAGCCAAGACCAGTCATGATGGTTCATCATCAGTAGTACTACGCCCTATCATTGAGCGATTGTTTTGTTCCAACCAAATCAATCGTATCTTCAAGGCTAAGAACAAAGCACATACTTATACCCTGCGTCATACACAAAACGCAGTGCTATCAGTATCTGATATGCGAAACATTCTTGACCTAACCTATACAAGTATTGATGAGTACAGCAACCTTGCCAACTACTTGCTTCAGCGTGAAGCAGATATTGCTAAGGCAACTGCATTCTTCAAGAAAGTATGGGCACTACCAAGCAAGATAGAAAACGCACCGTTACACCTACTATCCAAGGGTGAAAAGAATGCCAAGTCCCGTGCTCTTAATGCACGACAGAAAGCATTTGCTATCTACACAGATAGCCCAACACAAGAGAACATCCGTAATACAGAGTTTGGTTTGTGGCAAGCAGTTGTCGAATATGCAGACCATCACTCTCAGAAAGATGCTAGTATTGCTACCCTAGCAGGGCGTAATGATGGCATTAAACTACGAGCACTAGAACTAATAGGAATCTAAGGAGAAACATGTACTTAAACCCAATCACAGTAGATGGCATAACCTACAACTTCACAGAAGAATCACTCAAAGAATTAATTAAGAGTGAAACAGCAGCCAAGTTGAGAATAGAATCAGTTCAACTTGAAGCGCAAGAAACTTATAGAAAGATTGCATCTGTGCGTAGCAAGGTGTACGATTTCTTTAGTGAAGCATTTGATGATGGTACAGATGAAGCAACAGTTACACGTGATGACGTTAACGAGTTGCTTGAATCAATCGGTTCAGATGTACTCACTACAACTTGGTCAGCAACTGTAGAGATTACAGTTACTGTTACTGGTATCAAGGCTACCTCCCCTGAGGAAGTTGAAGATATCATTACGGACAACATCGAAGTCAGCGGCTACGACTTAGAGTTGCACGACCCAGATGTACGAGTACAAGATATCGAGCGAGAGTAACATCATCGCCAGCGCTATCTAATGCATGGGACTTTGTTCATTTCGACCATGTGTTAGACTTGGGGATGGGTGGTCCCGCCATCTGCGAACACGGGACACTAACTAAACAAGGGGATATATGCCAACAGAAATTGAAAGAGATAGATACGGAAGACCGCTAGTCGTTCCACCTACAGGTGGTAAAGCAATTGCTTATACCCGTGCTACTACTATTGCAAACAGTTTAGATGATGCCTCAGCATTAACCGCATGGAAAATGCGTATGGCAGCAATCGGTTTAACAAGTAGACCAGACTTACTACTAGCCATTGGTGTAGCAGGAGATAACAACAAGTTAGTTAATGCTTACATTGAAGAAGCAATGGAAGTAGCAGGTGCTAGTAAAGCAGCCACTATTGGTACAGCAATCCACGCACTAACAGAAAAACTAGACTTAGGTTTAGAGTTAGGTGTATTCCCAGAGCAGTGGATGCCTGACATTAAAGCATATGAGCAGGCTACAAGTATTCTCACTAAGATTTACATTGAACAATTCACAGTGCTAGACAAGTTTAAAATTGCAGGCACACCAGATAGAGTTGTTGAGTATAAAGGTGAGCGATTCATTGCTGACCTAAAGACAGGTCGTATTGACCATCCAAATAACATTGCCATGCAGTTGGCAATCTATGCCAACGGCTCGCCGTACATGATAGATACGGCGACCCGTGGCACATGGGGCGACATCAACAAAGAAAAAGCAATTATTGTTCATGCCCCAGCGGGGACAGGAACATGCAAACTAGTATGGGTTGACATCAAAGAAGGATGGAAAGGCGTACAGTTTGCTATGAAGGTAAGAAAGTGGCGAGACCAAAAGGGTTTGGCTACTCCATTTGAGCAAGGAGAAGATAGTGCCTAGCACAGAAGCACCAATCAGTATCACAGTAAAAACAACAGCAGGTAGTTTAGTAACAGTCCGTGCAGAAAACGGAGAAGAACTAGACAACATTGTTGCACATTCAATTGCAGCAATTGCATCAGCAGCACAGGAACTAGAAGCAGCAGTGCGTGGTGCATCAGCACCAGCAATGTCAGCACAATCAGTAGCAGCAGCACTTGGTGGAAACATAATTGAAACAGGAACAACAATTCCTGCCCAAGAATATGCACAGCCAGCACCAGTACCATCTATTGGAGGGCGCGGTTGCGCTCACGGTAAGATGACAGCAATCCAAGGAATGGGTAAAGATGGTAAACCATATAAAGGTTACTTCTGCCCAGCACCAAAGGGTGCATTTGATAAGTGTAAGAACCAGTATGTTCCTAACACATCACCAGAGTGGAACACATTTGTTCCAGAACAGATTAAGTGAAAACACTTAGACGCTCTATAAACAAAGCAGAGGTAGGCGGAGAACCACTTCCGCCTGCCTTTGCTGCGTTTGAGAGAGCAGGAATTATTCTGCGTAGAGCAGAGGTAACTGTAGTTGCAGGCACCCCAGGTGCAGGCAAGTCGTCAGTTGCATTGGCTATTGCTGCAAAAACAAAACATCCTACACTTTACTTTTCAGCAGATACCAATGCACACACGATGGCTATGCGTTTGATTGCCATGACTGGCAAGATGACACAGGCAGCAGCAGAACAGTTACTTAAAAACAACCCAACAAAATCACATGAGATACTACAACTGAACAATCATTTGTTCTGGTCATTTGAATCCAGCCCTACACTTAAAGACTTAGATGATGAAGTCTCAGCCTTTGAAACAGTGTGGGGTAAGAGTCCAACCCTTATTGTTGTAGACAATCTTATGGATGTAGCAATGGATGGGTACGATGAGTTCGGTGCCATGCGTGCCGTTATGAAAGAACTCAAGTACCTAGCCAGAGATACTAATGCAGCAGTACTAGTACTACATCACACCAAAGAAGGATTCGATGGCTATCCTTGCCAGCCACGCAGTGCAGTGCAGGGTATGGTTAATCAGATTCCAGCAATGGTTCTTACTATTGGTCAGATGAAACAGGGAGATGACACATACTTATGTGTAGCCCCAGTTAAAAACAGATACGGAAGAGCAGACCAAACAGGTAGTAATTATGTTAGTCTGTCATTCAACCCAGACTCTATGTACTTAGAAGATGTAGCAGTCAGATACCAACAAGAGGGAATAATGTGAGTAGTGCAGCCAAGCGTAAAGGTACACAAGGCGGAGAAATCCCAGCAGTTAACTGGCTAAAAGAAAATGGTTTTCCATATGCAGAACGTAGACTTGCAGGCAGCCACCTCGACAGAGGTGACATAGCAGGTGTCAATGGAGTAACCATCGAAGTTAAAAACCATATTAAATTAGACCTAAGTGCTTGGCTAAAAGAACTAGAAGTTGAAATGAAAAACGATGGAGGATGGACAGGTGTTGTTCTCCACAAGAAAAAAGGAACTAAAAATGTTGACGAATGGTATTGCACAATGCCAGCCAAAGTATGGCTGGATTTAATAAAGGACGCAATGCGTGGTAGACAAGCATAGTATTGCGGATTATCTCAGGCACATAGGCGCAGCCGTTCCTGCTGAGGGACACGGCTGGCGCAAAATCAAATGCCCATTCCATAACGACAGTCATGCATCAGCAGGTATTAACTTTGAAGAAAACAGATTCAAGTGTCATGCTTGTGGTGTAGGTGGAGATGTATACGATTTAATTATTCACAAGGAGGGAGGTACATATCGTGAGGCTATCAAATTCGCACAGACAATTTCTCTTGCAGGCAACGCACCAGTACGCCAGTCAGATTCATCTAGCAACAGAGTATCTGTCAACACGCAATCTCTCGGTAGAAGAGGCGCAACGCTTTCATCTTGGAGTGGTAAAGGACGCTCTTCCAGGTCATGAACAGTATCTTGGCAGACTAGCCATACCTTACATAACACCATCAGGTGTAGTAGACATTCGGTTCAGAGCACTGGGAGACATTGACCCAAAGTATATGGGTATGCCAGGTGCTAAAACCAGCATGTTCAATGCACAAACAGTGCTTACGGCATCAGATTATATCTGCGTAACAGAAGGTGAGATTGACTGCATCACAGTCAGCGTAAAGACTACACATCCAGCCGTAGGTATTCCAGGTGCTAACAACTGGAAACCATTTTACTCCAAGATATTAGATGACTTTGATACGGTAATTGTTTTAGCAGATGGTGATTCAGCAGGTATGGATTTTGGCAAGAAAGTTAGCCGAGAGTTAGGTAATGTTAATATAGTTCAGATGCCAGAAGGGCATGATGTCAATAGCATAGTAATGCTAGAAGGAGCGGAGTTTATTAATGAACGAATCCGAAAATGTCTTTCTGAATAACGGAGAGGATATCTGGGACTTTATCAAAGACAACCCAAGATATATGGGAATACCAATCTCTGAGAAGCAAGGGCTAGATATTCTTAATGCTCTGCGTGATGTTTGGGTTATGAATAAAATAGATACAGATAAAGCCAACCAGATGCTAACCATGTTGGCAGCAGTGCTTGTCTCAGCCCACGAAGGGCACGGAGAAAAGATAGTAGAAGAAGTATTAGTCCAAGAAGCAATGATAGATTTCGAGCAACAGGCTAAGGAGATACTTAATGAAAGACCTGAATAACTTTGAAGATATCCTCAATGAATTACGTATTATTATGATACGCAAGCATCAAGACTATGGCCCATTTAATATAGCCAATGCCCCAGGTGGTGCAATGAATGGGCTGCTTGTGCGGATGCACGACAAGATGGCACGATTGGAAAATCTTTACTATAAAAAACAAGACACGCCCAACTATGAAAGTATTGAAGATACCTTTATGGACCTAGCAAACTATGCAATAATTGGACTATTGGTGCAAAGGCGACAATGGGAAGGCTTAACAAAGGACTAACGTGGACTACCTAGATGAGTATGAGCAAATGGTTGTGGCAATTGCTGCCGAATACCAGCGCAAATACCCTATGACAGACCAACAAGATATCCAGCAAGTATTGTGGATATGGTTTGTTACCCATCCAGTTAAGTACAAAGAATGGTCAGCCCTGCCAGAAAAAGACAAAGACAAACTCATAGCCAAGTCTCTTCGTAATAAAGCAATTACTTATTGTGAACGCGAAAAGGCACGGACGGTTGGCTATGAGTTACTTGACCTTTACTACTATGACGCTTCAGTTATTGAGGCATTCCTACCATCAATCATTGCAGAGTCTTATGAAATCCCATCTAAGATTAAAGACCTAAACTTTAAGTTTAGTAAGGGTGAAAGCACAGACACTAACAACTGGCTAGTGCTTAGGTCAGATATAGCAGCAGCCTACTACAGATTGTCAGAGGCAAAACAGTTTATTCTTAAGACTCGTTTTAGTACGGAATCTTGCGAGTGGGATGAGTTAGGTAAAGAATTAAAGACAACACCTGATGGTGCCCGCATGAAAGTGCAGCGGGCTATTAGTAGTTTAATTAGAAATCTTGGTGGGCATAGGCCATACCTAGAAGAAGATAGTTCTATAGAGGTAGAAGATGACGAATCAGGAGAATGATAATGTCAAAGAAATCCGAGAGTTACTACACCCAACGGATTACTCGCACGCTATGGACCTGCGAGGAGAACCTATTGGAGATGTTTGCGTATGTGGAGGGGATGTATTTCATGCGCTTGTTGCATTTGACCAAGGTGAACTATGCTTTTATTTCCTTGATGGAGAGTGCGTTAACTGTGGCTCAATGGTCACACTCCCTTACCCACAGAACGAGGATATTATCTAATGCCACTATTTGATTTTAAATGTGAGTATTGCACAGAAGTAATAGAGATTAATGAAAACATTCCACCAGCCTGCCCTACTTGTGGTGAAACCATGCAGCGTATATGGTCAGCACCAGCCATCAAGTTCAACGGAACAGGCTTTTATTCAACAGGAGGTTAAGTGAATTATCCAGAATGGCAAGGAACACCTAATTGCAGAAGTGTAGATTCAGAAGAGTTCTTTGTACCAGATGGTAGTTCTACATATAGAGAAGTTAAAATGCTTAAGAAAATATGTAGCAATTGTGAAGTTAAAAAACAGTGTTTAGATTACTCACTTAAGCATGCTGTCTTTGGATACTGGGGTGGTACTACAGAGTATGAGCGTAAACTAATGAGAAGAAAACTAAAAATTACACCTATACCGCTATACTTAGGATACCCATGAGTAAACTATCAGACTTTGATTTAGACTTAGCAATAGGTCATAAAGGCGAAGCCTTAGTAAAACAGTTGTTAACTGGTGGTACTACAGTAGAAGTCAAGACAGATTTAAAATGGAAAGAGACTGGCAATTTATATATAGAGACAGTATGTTGGTCACACAACAACGAGAATTGGTATCTATCAGGATTGTCCAGTACTAAAGCAGAATACTGGGCTTTCGTGCTGGAGGGGGCAACCCTGTTAGTACCAACGGAGGTACTGAAGCAGGTAGTAACGGCAAGGGGAAGAGCCATTACTTGCAACATACCTCCGAACCCTAGTAAGGGTTACCTTATTAAGGTTGAAGATATAATCAACTACATGCGTAAATGACAAAAGACCCCCAGCGCTGGTAGAGATACCAGTTCTGGGGGTTTCTTGTGTCTATGGGCCTGCTAGGCCCCTTAAATCATTACTTTGAACCACGTCCAAAGGATGTAGCAGATGGGTCTAGCCACTTAAGTAGTGGTCCAGCAAAGCCTGCAAGGGCTGCAGCGCCAAGAGTCTTAAGGTCCGTCTCACCAGCAAGGTAAAGTGCAATCGCAGCAGACGCTGCAGCACGGAACCATGTTAGTCCAAGTTGCTTAAATTGTTCCATTGTTTCCTCCTATTATTGCTTTGCCCCGTGCACTTTGCAGCAGGTACAAACTTCAGTTTTGTATGCCTTTTTAGCAGGCACAGGTGTTACCTTTGCGATAACTTGATTAACAATCTTAGGTTGGTTCATCCACCAAAACCACGGAGAAGTATCGGTAGCCATAGTGGACTCAATAGAAATATGTAGATGCTTGTTATGAGGATTAGACCCAGCGTACCGTCTGTTTCCCAACTTTGATTTTTCTCTGGACCAGATTCTTCCTTTAAAAATAAGGTACTTAACACGCTTATCCTCTTTAAGTTTTTCAAATATTTCTTCACAATCAATTCCATTCTTTGGGTCATGCGTTAAGTCAACAGCAAGTCCAGTATTATGGTCGCTAGTTGGACTCTGCTTGAGATGAGCGTTCGATGGGAGAAGTCCATCGGATGCTTTCATACGCAATGGCGCTATCGCTGTGGCTTGTCGAAGGACAGCAATAGCGGCAGGTGTGGCTTTCTTGGCAACAGGCTTCATTCATTCTTCCCTCTTTGCAACATCATTTGATAAAGGATTTCTACTTTTTCTTCCAGTCTAATGACAGAATCTTTTAGGCTTGCGCCAGAGTTAGGCTTAAGTTCGTATAGATAATGCTTAACTAACCATCTAACAGAACCAGCAAATGCAGTAGCAATTGCAATAATAGATACGATTAATCCAGCCCATTGGGGTGTGTTCATTATACTGTCCTAACAATGATGTCAATAACTCCACCAAATCCATCAAATCTACGGTCTGGTGGTGTCATGCGTGTGAATGATACCTGTTCAATTTGTACTTGACGTGATTCTCCTGTAGTTAAATCTTGCCATGTAACAATATCTCCGCTTTGTTCTGCTTCTTCTAGTTCTTGGATACGCTCAAATGCTTTTCCTTCATAGCCTTTAAGCACGTTGTACTTGTCTGATTCAATATCAAAACAAAATACAGGAAACTTAATAAGCCTCTGCCGTGGTGTAGCAATAGTTGCTTTAACCTGATAGCCTTTAAATGTAGGCCCAAGGCTAGATGTTGTACCGTCACGGTAAAGAATAAACTTGTAGGCAACATACTCTTGTGCCTCAGCAGGTTGAGAAGTAGTTACTTCAATTGGGTCAATAGTAGAATCGTATGAAATGTGGTCATACTCTGTGCCGTCTCTGTCTACTGTTTCTAAAGTCATTGAGCCGTATGTAAAGTCACCGCGTCCAAGAAGGCGCTTAAAGTTTTTTGGCTCAAGTGTTGAGTATCTAATATTACCCGTTGTTATGTAGCCTGATGCCCGTAGTGTGGCTGCATCTTCTATGTAGACTGTGCCATCTGATGTTCCGTTGTTGGCTGTACAGAATGTAATTCTATCTACAACTGCTGGGTCATCATTGCCAATAAATGCACAGGCAGTAGTCTTGTAGCCAGTAACACCATCAGCATAGACATCGTTAGCATAGGCAAAACGTAGTGTTTCTATCTCAGTAGACAGGTCAATACGGATTAACCCAGGTTCTCCAGCCACAGATGCTGCACACCAAACAAACTTATCCCGTGCAGCAAAGTCATAAACAGGTTGGGTTGATTCAAAGATTAGTGGACCATAGTTAATAGACCCGTCTTGGTCATTGACTACAGCAGCACGAACACCCTTGTTAGTACCAATCATCATGTATCCAAGATAGTAGAAAATCTTGTGGATAACTTCGCCTGTCGGCATTTCTGCCGAGACAATAGATGATGTTAATGTTGGCATTGTGCCAGTAGTTGAAAGAGTAAACTTCTCAATAACAGACTGAATACCATTGTATCCTGCAACGTAGATGGCTGAGCCAGATGCTGTTATAGATGTGTAAGTATGAGTAGAAGATGGATGTGTATATAGCAGGGTAGGTGTAGATGATGCAGCAGTAGCACACTCATACACTTTATTATCTGCACAGATAACCAGACGCTGCTTTACATATTCAATAACAGCATTGGTAATAATTTGGCTATTATCAAATACTTTAAACTCATCTGCAGTACTAGCCGAAGAACCAGTCAATGGCTTGCCATAAACAGTTAACTTAGTAGTACCACCAGCAGTAGCGTTGGTTACCCAGTATGCTTTATTACCATCATCACAAATAGCATATACAGGATAGACACCAGCACCACCTGCATTGTAATCAACAAAGTGAGTTACTGTGCCATTGGCAGCAATTTTATCTACATCATACTCATCAAGTAGTAGTACACCCTTAGTTGTATTCCATTTGATAGAGCGTAAATGCTGTTGAACTACGCCATTAGATGCTATTGCACCAGTAACTACGTGAGTCGAAGTGCAGTTCTTTAGTAGAGTTACTTGTCCTTTAGTCCAGACATTAACGCCTTTGCTATCTGCAAATCGGTAATGCCCAAACTCATCATTGGGAGTTGGGTCAAAAAAGTTAATACCATCTCCGCCATGAAAAGAAGATTGGCTGCGAATCCACCAACCAGTAAGCGACTGCTCTCCTGGCTCATTCTGATTATCAAACTGGTCCTTCTTAAACGGAGCAGTCTGACGGATGTACGGACGAGCATCACTAATTGCGTAGATAAATGGCAATCCAGAGATGGCTATATCATAGGCAATGTCTGTGTTCTGCCAGATTGATGTGCTAGATACAACACCAACATCTACTGCAATAGACCGCGTATCGCGGCCATCCGTAATATCTCTACCAGCCACCGTATCTCCTTAAGTTAGAAAGTTTTATTACTTAGATAGTGCAGCGATTTCGTCAGCAGTCAAACCAAGTGCTGCTAACTTTGCCTGTGCAGATTCCTTAGCAGCCTTTGCTGCTTCCTCTGCTGCTAGACGTGCTGCTTCTTCTACTGCGAATGCTGCTGCATCTGCTTCACGCTGTGCCATTTCTTCTGAGGTAAGAGTTACCACAGTTGTCTCGCCTGTTTCGCAGTTAACTACGATTTTTGTATCTGTCATTGTGTTTCTCCTAGGTTAGTATTTACGGATACCGTAAAGGGTTGCTGTGCTGTATTGTACAAAATTGAATCCAACATTTTCAAGTGTAATAGAAGTTATAGGTGCTGTATTAGACCATAGACCAGCGTTCATTAATGCGTAAGCATTTGTTGCATTATTTTCGTGAACGGAATCTATAGATATTGATTTGTTGTTAGAACCAGAGTAATTAGGAATGTAATACTGGTGGCTACCAAAAGTATTTGAAGTATTTGCATAATTCTGACCAGTAAAACCACCTTCAATAATTGTATCTGTATAAGAAAATGCACTAGAGCCATTGCCGTATATAATACGAGAAGTTCTTGATGAAGTAGACCCATTAAATGTTATAGAAACAGAAGCGGCATCGCCAGTATTTCTCGTTGTTCTTAACGAACATAGTACTACTAAGTCAGTATAAGTCTGTGGGATATTAGTAAAACCAATAGTAGTAGCACCACCACTGCCTACTGTAACCGTAGATATAGGAATCATATTAGCCATAGTTATGCCGCCTTTATTCCGTATAGGGTGAAGGTTGCTCCAATTTGGAATTGACCACTTGCTGCAAGTGTCATAGAAATACTAGTGATTGCAGCAGTATTTCTCCATAAACCAACAATTGCTTCTACAGCATAAGATGGTGAATTAGAACGACTCAAATAAGTTTTATAAGTTGTGCTATTTGAGTAGTTTATAAAGTGTACAACTGCGCTACTCATTGTATTATCAGTATAAAATAATCTAAAGTTATTGATAGTAGATGCTCTTCCAGAGTTAGCAACAGAACCAGTTCCTCTTATTTGAGTAAAAGAATAGTTTGTTCCAGTGTCTCCATTAAGTTGTGTTTCAACTTCATAGTTAACACCTGAACCATTCCTGCCCTGGAAGACTAATATTAAATCAGTATAAGTTTGTGGTATGGAAGAAAATGTAATTGTAGTCGCTGTCGCTGTTAAAGTATTAGTAGCAATCGGAATCATTGTTGATGGTAGTGGCATTATGCACCTGCTCTCTTGATACCGTATAGGGCAATAGTAGAACCGCTAGACCAAGTTCCGCCAGCAGCGCCAAAAGTAATTGATGAAACAGCATTAGTGTTCATCCATAAACCAGAACCCAAGAGGACTGAACCGCTACCATTGTTATCCCACCCACATATTCCGCGAACGGTTGTGTTTTTATTCGTATTTGAATAATCAAGAACATCCATAATTGATGCACTAAAAATATTGCTAGTATTGCCTGAGTAAATATGGAACGTCATAGATGCTGTACTTGACACAGCACTGGCTGCGGCGCTTGCACCGTCACCGTAAACAAGGTGCTTTGCGTAATTGTTTCCTGTGTCACCATTAAATTGCATACTAACGCTTATGTTTCCAACAGCATTATTTAAGTATGCTCTAAGTTGTAGATGCTCGTATGCTTGCGGGATAGAACTAAAGGTAACTGTACTTAATCCGCTAAGGTTAGCAGTAGCAATAGGAATCATTGCACCAGGGTCTACATCACCAGGGGCTGTCAGGTTGCCTGACTTAGATTTGTATTTAAGACTGATGGCTCCCATTAGATTTCCGCCTTAATGCCGTAGAGATGTGCTGATGAGTACTGAGTTAGATTTGCACCATTTACAGAAAAGATTTTAATGGAAGTAATTGGATTTGATTTGTTCCAAATATCCGCTACTAAATTAGCGTCTGCGCCAGTGGCATTGTTTTCGCCAACTGAGTCAATACTAACACTCTTATAATAAGAACCAGTATAATTGGGAATGTACATTTCAGAGTTTCCAAATGTGTTAGCGGTAGCGGTTGATGCTGGAACTTGACCAGCCAATCCACTGTCATAACTTGTTGAGTTGCTTGAGCCAGCAGAAGAACCATTACCTGTTAATCTACGCCAACCATAACTTCCAACAACACTATCACTATTAAACCGCACACCTAAATCGTCAGCAGAGTATCCAGCAATTGCTGAGCGAATTGAATACTTAAGGATTAAATCAGTGTAGTTCTGTGGAATGTTGAGAAAGTCAATACTACTAATACCACCACTACCTACGGTATAGGTGGCTATCTTGCTGTATGTATATGCCATTTAAGCCGCCTTAATTCCATAGAGAGTAAAGGTAGAGCCAGGTGCAAACACTCCAGCAGAACCTTCGTAAAGTTGAATGCTAGTAATTGCAGCAGTGCTGCGCCATAAATTAACACGAGCAATTGCATAGTTTGTAACATCATCACTACGAGATAAAAATGTTTTAAAAGTTGTTGTATTTGAATAATTCATAATACTTCCAATTCCGCTTCCCCAAGCATTTGTTGAGTTGTTTGGAATATTAGAGAAGTAAGCAAAACTTTGACCAGTTACCCTAGAAGAAGCAGCAGAACTTCCATCACCATACATCTGAGTAAGAGAATAATTGGCAGATGTGTCACCGTTAACTCGCAAGTTAATAGATGGTGTACCACTTGAAGTGGTTGTTTTTGCGTTTGTAGCAATAACTATATCAGTGTATGTTTGTGGAATAGAATTAAAATCAATAGTGCCAGAAGCAATTGTTAAAGTCTGAGTAGCAATAGGTGTGTATGTCTTAGGCATTAGTTAACTCCATACAGTGCAAAAGTTGAGTTTTGAATATAGTTTCCTGCGCCTGGATATACTCTAATAGTTGATATTGCTGCAGTATTTCTCCATAAACCAGACCAAAAATTAACAGCACCGCTTCCATTAGCATCCGTTCCGCCTAAAAGTCTAGCAGTTTTATATTTGCTTGTATTTGCATAGTCTAATATATCAACAACTGCTGCGCCAAATACACCAGATGTAATACTAGAACCAGTAAAAGTAGGTCCGTCAATGTCTGATGTTGATGCATAACCTGCTGCACTAACAGAACTTCCGTCTCCAGTTATTAAGTGAAATGAATAATTAGATGCTGTATCAGAATTAAATCTAATTGCTGTGCCTACAAATGTTCCAGCATAATCAGAACGTTGCAGCATCCGAATTTGCAAATGCTGGTATGTACTAGGGATAGATGTGAACTCAATGTATGATGCTCCACCTGCTCCAACAGTTACAGTAGCAATAGACTCATAAGAGCCAGGCATAATGACAGGGTTACCAACCATACCGCTTCGGCTGAATGTACCACTCTTAAGACTTCTGATAGCCATTATAGTACTCCGTATAATGTAAAGGATGAGTTAGTTCCAACAGTTCCATTGATAGTCTGAACAGTTAAAGAAGTAATAGCACTAGTTGAACTTTGTGCTACCGTAGAAAATGTAATGTAGCCTTCAACTGTATTGCTTTCGGTTGCCCCATCTACAGAATATGTCTTTGCATTTGAACTAGTGTAGTTGGGAAAGTAAGCATCTACGTGAGCAAATGCATTAGCAGTAGTTGTATTACCATTAACTCTTGCAACCCAGATTTGTTCAAAGGCTGTAGCCGAAGTAGATGCTGCTGTGCCAGTGCTACTTAAAACTCTATAAGTGTATCCACTGCTTGCTGAATTAACTGTAATACCAAAACCATCTTCGGCTGCTGCTCGGTTTGAACGAACACTTGCTACAAGTTTTAAGTCACTATAAGTCTGTGGGATATTACTAAAAGTAACAGATGATACAGGGCTTGCAACATCTACTGTTTCAATTTTGAATAATTGTAGTGCCATTACTTTGCTGCCTCAATTCCATAAAGTTCAAAGGTAGAACCCGCAACAAAGTTACTGCCACAAATAACTGCAAGAGAAGTAATTGCAGAGGTAGAACTCCACATACCTAAAGTTATTTCTGTTGCTGGATAAGATGCAGTACTTGTTGCATTACCTGCTCTTGAGATAAAACTTTTGTAGGTAGTTGTATTTGAATAGTCAATGAAATCAGTAAGTGTAATCATACTAGATGCAGTTGTACTGCCACCAGTTGCAATGCTTAAAGCAGCACCTGTTGCACCAACGTGTCTTCCAGTTGTTGCAGAAGAACCAGTTCCCCAAAGTCCAGTGTCAGAATAAATAGAAGAAGCATCTCCATTAAATTTAATAGAAATTCCATCACCATTGGTTGATGTTCCACAGTTAATTACTAATCTTAAATCAGTATATGTCTGTGGAATAGAACTGAAGGTTACGGAAGATGTGGCAGAACCCAAAGTGTTGCTTGCTATTAAAGTAAACGTGCCTGTTTTGGCAGCCATTAATTACCCCTTAATTCCGTATAGTGAAATCCTTGAATGTTGTTTCCAATAGTAAACACCAGTTGTTAAAGAGATAGTTGAAATTGGTGCTGTTGAGCGCCATAAAAATGAGTTCATATACACGTCACCAGTTACGCCAGACGCGCTATTCTTATCAAATCCACCAATATTTTTTAATGTTTTGAATTTAGTAGAGTTTGAGTAATCTAATATATCTCCAATGGCAACACCATAGATATTGTCATTGGTTTGTCTAAATGGAAATCTTTGTAGCGCACCACTTGATAAATCAGCAAGTGCATATGGCGCTACTGTTCCACTACCAGGACCACCTAGTTCGTGTCTTGTATAGTTAGCACCAAAGTCTTTATTAAAATTAACTCCGCACCCACCTGAACCACCTGGGTCGCTACTTAATGTAACTTGACCAATTGCTCGAATTTGAAGATGCTTATAGTTTTGCGGAATCTCATCAAATACAATTTCAGCGGCTGTTCCAGCGCCAACAAGGACACTAGCAATAGGCTCCATAAAGTTATTTTCTAGCGCAAGGCTGATGCCTGTAGCGCCAGTCTTTGCACTAGTAATAGACATTAGACGGAAGCCTCATCTCCGAATGCTGAGAAGGCAAGGTTAGCAGTTGAAGCATAGACAGTTACTACATCTGTAGTAGCAAGCGTAATACCTACTGTAATGATTGTAGTATCAGATGCACCTACTGTTACATCGTATGCAAGGTAGTGCTGGTTAGCCAAGGCTGCTCCAGCAGGACGGATAGCAATACGGTAGGTAGCAGATGAAGATGCAAGGTTGCATACTGAGATGCTAGAGATTACTGCTTCCTTAGAAGCAGGTACTGTGTACAGCGTAGTGGCTGTAACAGCAGATGGATTAGATTGACCAAGGACTTTTTTAGACATATTAGGCTCCCATAAGCATAAAGATTGAAGGTGTAGGGTCGGTTACAATTGCTGCCCACGAAGCGGCTGTGCCATTCGTAGTCAGATATTTTCCTGAGTTACCAGTCTGTGATGGTAGTGCATCTACTGCACCCCAAGATGAGACAGTTCCATTGGTAGTCAGGTACTTACCTGAGTTACCAGTCTGGCTTGGTACTACATATGCTGTTGAGTCAGTAGCAACCAAAGTCTTAGATGATGGAATTGTTGTTCCATTGATGCTTGTAGCAGTGGCTACGCCTAGCACTGGAGTAACCAGTGTTGGGCTAGTGTTCATTACAAATGTTGAACCAGTACCAGTCTGGGCAGCAACGCTAGTTGCAGAACCTACAGATGTAATTGGACCAGTCAAGTTGCTAGGAGCAATTGTTACTGTGTCAATGTAATTCTTAGTTGCTGCATCCTGAGCATTGGTAGGGTCGCCAAGACCTGTAATCTTGTTAGTACCCATTGCGATAGCACCAGTCATAGTGCCACCAGCCAAAGGCAACTTAGTTGCTAGGTTGTTAGTAACTGTTGTAGCAAAGTTAGCATCATCGCCAAGGGCTGCTGCTAATTCATCAAGAGTATCTAGTGCTCCAGGTGCAGATGCAATCAGGTCAGCAATTTCTGTCTGGACGTAAGCAGTAGTAGCAATCTGAGTTGTGTTGGTATTAGCCGCTGCGGTTGGGGCAGTAGGCACACCAGTCAGCGCTGGGCTAGCCAGCGGAGCATAGGTACTTGCTGCTGTAGCAGTTGCTAACTTAGCATCTAACTGAGTCTGAACTGCAGAGGTAACACCATCTAGGTATCCAAGTTCAGTTGCAGATACTGTTGATGATGGAGCAATCTTTGTCCACTCAATAGCAGCAGAAGCGTTAATATCTGCGTTAGTTACTGAGTTAGCAAGGTTTAACTTGCCGTAAGCAATCTGAGCAGATGAGTTGATATCTGCGTTTACAATTGTATCGTTGGCAATCATTGTGCTAGTTACTGTGCCAGTGTCAGTTGTGTAGACACCGTTAGTTACTGTGCCAGCATTACCTGAGACTGTGCCAGTTACGTTACCTGTTAGGTTACCTGTAAAGGTACCTGCAATAGTTCCTGTACCAGTAATGGTTGGACTAGTGATTGTAGGAGTAGCAATTGTTGGGCTAGTGCCAAACACTGCAGCACCTGAGCCAGTTTCATCTGTCAGAGCAGAACGTAAGTTTGCGCTAGATGGTGTTGCAAGGAATGTAGCAACTCCAGTGCCTAGACCAGACACACCAGTTGAAATTGGTAGACCAGTTGCATTGGTAAGAGTTCCAGATGCTGGAGTACCAAGTGCTGGAGTTGTCAAAGTTGGGGAAGTTAAAGTCTTATTAGTCAAAGTCTGAGTATCTGTAGTGCCTACTACAGCACCAGTTACACCATGCACTCCAGTGCTTGCCTCAACGTGTGTGTTGGCTTCGCGGTAGTCACGACCAATTGCCATGTGGCGAACCACTGCACCAGCAGAGTGAGCCTGTCCAGAAGAACCATCAATGCCACGGGTAATGGTTAGCGTATTAGTACTAACCGCCGTGACATCTACAATTTCTTCAAGGGCTGTATCTGGGTCAATGACAATTGTAAAGGTTTCGCCTGCCGAAATGGTTACACCACCAAGCAGCGCTGAACCCGATACTACAGTTGCACTAGTACCAGAGGAAGTAAGTGCGCCAGTCAGCGTAGTTTGCTGAGAGCGGGATGAATATTTTCTAGTTGTCATTTATTAACCTATCGGCTGAAGTGGACGCGGATTGGATACTGCTGTTGTTGCGCCTGAGTTTCCTCGTTGAGGCGCTGTGTGTATAGTGCATACAGTTGCTTAGTTGCATTCTGTGAAGAACCAAATGGACGCTTGCTATCAATCTCATCAGCCTGTGGGCTAACCTGTGTAGCACGGGCTGGGTCAAGGAATGTAAGCAAACGATACGCTGCACCAAGAATTACAATATCTCGGCAAGATTCTGGCAAACCAGTCTGAGTAGCAAAAGATGTTTCTGCACTTGTGCTTAGTGTGTCTGGAGCCTTAGCATAGGTAACCTTTACTGTTCGCCCAGAAATAATTGGGTCTCCAATAGTTACAGTTTGTGCTGTAGCACCCCATGTTGTTGAGTCTGGATTTGAGTCCCAATCCCAACGCTTAACTCTAATCCATTCTTGTGATGGTCCAATTGATTGCCAGTGCATTGTCAAAATATTTTGGATGTTAAGACCAGTTAGCGCATAGGTTGTTACTGCTGAGTTGTATGTAAATGTAGTTTGGTCTACAGCAAAGATAGTCGCGCCAATTGCGCGGATAGTATCTTGAATAGCACGCTTAATAACAAAGCGTGGAAATGTAGGAGAAATAGTTACTTTAGTTCCAGCAGTATGTGCAGCAGCAGTAGTACCTAGATAGCCACGACCATAAGGAGAGATAGTTGCAGTACTGGCTACACGGTCAAATGAATCTGCCCATAGCAACTCATCATTAATCTCAAGAATACCTTTACCTACATTTTCAGTAGAGCCAAGGCTAAGAATAATTGGAGATGCAATAGTAGATGCAGATGCTGTTACTGCGCCAGTAAGGTGGGTAGCACGGTCTTGCTGAAGGGTATAACCAGCAAGGTTGATAAGCACTTCATCCGTTAAAGAGTCAAGCGTTATTGTCATTATAGAGTCCTTAATGCGTCAACCGCAGATTTGCCAGTAGTGCCAGCAAGTTCATTACATACACCATTTAAGTCTTTGAAAGCAGATGGTTGTCGTGCTGCACTAACTTTGTAGTTAAGAGCACCAATCAACCCTTTGCCAGTAGTACCAGCCCAGGTATTAGCAGCACCCTGCTCATCTTTAAACGCAGTACGGGCAGGATAAGTACCACCATTAGCCAACCTGTTTAACTCTGCACACAATGTGCTACCTGCTGTACCTGGCATTTTTTACCTCTTTCGATGATGTTTTGGTAATATTAAATTAGATGGCTTTTCTACTGCACCAAAGAATGCTTTGTAGTAATGCTCATCAAATGAAAATCTTTTCATGTGCGGAACTGTTGCCCCAGTGTGGCACCAAACTGGAACCTCTGCCTTATCACATACTGCAAAGAAATAAATGTCTTCGCCCATAAAGGTATTGCCAACACCTACCTCAGTAAAGAACGGTGCATCTGGCAAAACTTCTTTAATCTTAGTTACTGCATTACGGTGCATTAGGACAAATCCCATGCCTGCTGCACCAACTTGAATAAACTTATTTTCTGGCAGTGGGTGGATTCTCTGAATGCCAACCACGCCATCTGCCTCGCCAAACTCGTATACCGTAGGCATAGGAATCATTAGCGGGTCTTCTGGATTATCTGTTGTAAAGTAAACACCAGTTACAATAGGACGCTCATTAGCATCCTTGTTATCCCACAGTAGTTTAAACTTATCAACACTAATAACTACATCTGAATCTACCCAAAGTAACCAGTCTGATTTGTTCTGGTCATACCAGTAGTTAATTACTTTTTCACGCTGTCTGGCAATCTGGTTGCCCTGACTACGCAGTGAGGTTTCAAATGTAATACCTGACTTAAGTAGTACATCTACTACACCCTGCATAAACTTGCCGTCTACATTGCCGTTATCACACCAAGCAATAGATACTGTTTCTTGCATTGTCCCCTACCTTTGTTATTTACTTCTTTTGACTGCTGCGTTATCTACAAGATTTGGATAAGGCCGCCCTGCTGCTTTAGCACGGGCTTTAGCCTTAGCCTTCTGTGCTGGTGTAAGTGGTGTTGATTTTTTTTTTGGGTTCTTTTTATCCCAGAATGCTTTCTTTTTCACCACTTCACCTTGTCTGCCCAGTACGCTGCTGACATCTTGCCTTTGGCAATGTTCTTAGCGTGACGTGCTTTAAAAGACTTTTGACGGGCTGTTGGCTTTCTGTCACCAGTAACCCCCTGCTGACCAAAGCGAATAGTCTTGACCTTATCGCCTTCTTTAGCCACAACTACGTGTGACTTCTTTGGATGATTTGGTGTGCGTTTAGGCTTGTTAAAGCCTGACACTCCTGCTCGCTTTAGTCTAGGGTCTGTCATTATCCTTTAACTTTCTTTAAACGTGGGTTCTTCTTCTTAGCAGCAGCACTGGCTTTACGGCTAGATGATGCAAGAATTGCACCTGCTGCTTCCATAGATACATTGCTCTTCTTAGCAATCTTCTTTTGGACTGCTTTAAATCCTGGATGCTTTGCTGACTTCTTCATCCTTTAATTCGCTTTCCTTTAGAGTCGTAGCGTGCTCCCATAAAGAACGCACCAAAAGCCTGACCTTGTTCTGCTCTTGCTTTTTTATTAGCAGCAACAGCACGTTCATCTGCTCCTGGGCGTATATCTGCAGAAGCATTATCTGCTACACGCCATGCTTGATAGGCTTGATTAATCTCGCTAGCAAGATTCTCAAGGTAGTTTTTCTTTTTAGCCATGACTACTTCTTCTTGCCCATCTTTTTCATAGCAGCCTTCTTTGCAGTCTTCTTCATACCCTTTTTCATTTCCATCATCTTCTCAGACTTGGACTCCATCTTTTCGCCAGCGGCGTATGCCTTAGCGGCTTTCTTTCCTGCTGGTGTATAAGGGAACTTCTTATTTCCTACCATTGGCATTATATTTGTCCTATCTCTTTCATTACTTCAGCGGTTTTTTTATTGATGTCTTTTGCTTTAGGCATAGTATCTGCATCGTATGCCTTGCCTAAAGTTTCTGATGCAGTCTGTGCTGCTTGTATATCTTGCATTCTTGTGCCAGAAGGCTGTATGCCTTGTGCTCTAGCATCTCGATATGCTTGTAGTTCTGCATTCCATTTTTTATCTGGAATGTCTCTTGCCGCATCTCCAACCCCTAGTTCAAGGGTTAGAACCTTGCAGCCAAAACATCCTTCAACATACTCTGGATGCGTTTGCTTTCTATGTAGACTCATATTGCTGTGAAGTTAGCCTCTGTTACACCAATGCCACCTGCAATTAAAGCGGCTTTAGTTGCTTCAGAAACAATATGGTTTCTTCCGCCAAGGTAGATTTCTTGATAGTCATCTAGTTGGTCATCTAATAAATACCGTGTAGTTGAGTATGTCCCGCCGCTTTTAACAACTGTTAGTCCCTTATCTAATTTATAGAAATGAAACAAACGATGTCCACCTGCTGGTCCTTCACGGACAATTGGTGTTTTAAACACGTACTCTGTCATGCGTCCTCCTTAATGGACTTACTGATAGGCAGGGGCACGTGCGCCCCTACCTACCCGTCAATCAACTAAGCGATTGATGAACCTGATTCGATTCGGTATAGTGCTTCTTCGCGGTAGCGAGCAAAGCCAAGTACGCCGTACCAACCCATTGGGCGATGACGCATTAACTTATCAACTACTGGTCCGATTACTACGTGTGGTTCTTCTGCTACTGCTTCTGCCATTGCTTGCTGTCCAGCAATGATTGTGCGATAGTTACGAGCAGATGATGCTCCGTCTGTAGCGTTGTATAGACGTGGTGACTCTACAAAGTATGCACCTTCGTATGTTCCAATCTCACCAGACCAGATGCGGTCCTGTGAAGAACCGTACTGATTTGGAAGAAGCCATCCTGCTGAACCTGTCTCAGCACGTAGGTCGTGTGAAACTTCTGGGTGGATACCACACCAGTATAGTGAACCCTTACGAGCAACTGACTTACCAGCACGCAACTTAGCAACAGCCTTGCGGATGTTTGCTGAAGATAGTGTTGCTGCTGCTGTGATTGTTGCTGTTGAAGTTGCTGTTGAACCTGAGTAGATTACGTTTGTACCGCCACGCAATGTTGTCATTGCTACTGCGTCAATAGAATCTGCAAGGTTGAATGCAATAATGTTAGCAATTGCTGGGTCTACATCAGCAAGGCTGAAGAGTTCCAAAGCACGTGTAACAAGTACTGAGTTACCATACTCGTTAAGAGTAATAGTAACTGATGTTGGTGTTGACAGTGCTACTGAATCTGGGTCAGCATCTTCTGTCAATGCGGTTGTTGCCGCTGAAAGGTCAACGTAGCGCTGTAGAACTACTGTTGAACCTGGGATTGCTTGCTTAGCAGGACGCTTATCTGCGACAGAACGAATTAGGGGTTCTGAGCGGAGAGCGAACTCTAGTAGGCGGTCATACGCCTTCTGTACTAGACCTGCTGCACCTGCTGTACCTCCAAGAGTAGAGGAACCAGTTGATGTAAAGGCATTAGCCATGAGTTGTCACCTCCAAGTGACTAGGAGCGGAAAATTATTGCGAGCGAAGGAAAGCAATAAGTTCTTCTTGAGAGTTAAACTCTCCGCCCAAACGTGCTTCTAAATCTTCTGCCCGTGATGGAGTCCCAGCGTTCTGAGTAATAATGTCCTGCTGACGTAATGTCGCACGGTCTACCTCAGTAATACGCTGTTCTTGTTCATCACGTGTGTATCCAAACAAGTCTCCGTTATCATCGAGCCAGTTCATAACTGTCTCCTCGTTAACTTCTTCCAAGTCTTTTAGGATAATACGTGCTGCTTTAGGATTGACTCCCTTTTGTTCTAGGACTTCTTTGACTGTACGCTCACGCTGCACCTTGGATAAACCCTCAAGTTGCTCAGTAAGTTCCTTGATACGCTTCTCATCTGCTCGTTTGGCTTTGCGTAACTTTTTTACTAAGTCATCGCCACCAAGGTTCTGGTCGGTATCTAGTTCATCGTCTTCGTCATCCCAGTAGTTGTTGCTCATAGCAACCCACCCTTCTATTCGTTGTTAGTTCGCAGGCCACAGTTCAGTTCGGGGAAACTGGCTGGCTCCTACTATCGGTCTATTACACTGCATGGGGCCGATAGGTCCATGTCAGGAATTAGAATGTATTTCTGCTTGCTGACTTAAGAGATACTTTGCTAGTACCAGATGCGCCGCTCATGCGACCAGTCTCTAACTTAGCAAGGTCTTCAAGTTCTTTCTTAGCAGTGGCTGACTGACGTAGGTAAACATCTTCAGCCTGTTGTTGTGTGTATGTGCCATTCTCATAGGCACGTAACTGAGCAGCACGTGGAAGAACGCTAGCAATTTGAGCAGCACCAAGTTGTGCTTGCTCTCGGCTAATACCAAGGGCTGCATACTCTTCCATTGATGCGGTATTAATCTTAAGTCCTTGCGCTAAGAATGCTCCACCAATTGAAGTAGCCTGAGCCTTAGCCTCTAACTTAGGTAGGGTTTCTTCTGGCTTTAAGAAGTACGCAAAAATATCGCCATCGTTAATCATAGGATAAAGTTCTTTAATTGCCTTAATAGTATTGTTATCTGACTTAGAAAGACCAGAAGCAATATCCATTCTGCGCTTTAACTCAGTTGGTGCAATTGTGCCACCAATATACTTAGCAAAGGTAGCCTGCTGTTGTTCACGTGTAGAACCCATAAGAGACTTTTGACCATAGGCTGTAAAGATTTCAGCCATTGTATTTTCTAGGTCTAGGTATGTACCCTCATCATAGACATTTAATCCTGCTTTTCTACGGGCTTCATTACCAGCAAAACGAGCCTTATACTCTGGACGTTCACGCAAAATCATAGTTGCCTGTGCTGATGGAGTTCCGTTAATAATCATTTCTTTAACAGCATCAGCCAATGTGCCTAAACCATACTTGTCAAACTCTGCTTTTAAAACAGCCCAAGCAGATAGTCTTTGTGATTTAACTGCTGCTGCTTCTGAAGCGGCTGCTAAATCTGCAGCGTACTTAGTGGCAGCGCCAGAATTGTCGCTACCTCCGCTACCGCCACTACTTCCGAAACTGCCTCCTTTGCCGCCTGTACCACCGTCATTTGTTTGATACTTATATTTACGCCAAACACCACCAAAGTTAGCCCAATACATTCCAGGACCTGGGTCTTCACTTGGCATTGGATTATCTGGATTGTCTCCAGCCTGTGTTTCTTCACGTGACATTCTTTGCTTATCAATACTGCCTCGTGTAAATGCTGCTCTTTCTTCATCAGTCATTTTGTTTAAAGGCTTTGAACGGTCACCAGCCATACCTGCTTCATAGGCAAGAGTTACTGAGTCAATACCAAGTTCAATAGCAGCATCACGAGATGCTTCATACATCTGTTGTTCAGTTATTTGCGAAGTATCAGTTTTAGTACCAAAGATTCTTTTAGGTTGTTCTTGGTCATCATCAATTCGCATTAAATCTGAATTAAAGTTAAACATTATCTACCCTGCAATCCAAAGTCTTGCAAGATACGTAAAACCGTACTTGTTGACTTTTCTATAGCCTCATCGGTAAATGCAAAATCTGGATGTTGCATTAATGCTCTATCAAAATCCCAGACTGGACGTAGGTTTCCCTTTTCATCAAACATATTTTGTTGCATCCATGAGTCTTCCATGGTTGAATTTGTTTTTTGAAGTTTAGAGTTCATTCGATTAACGTATGGCTGGTAAATTGTACGAAGAGAAAGACCCTGTTTCATTAGATTTTGCACTTGTTCTGTCTGTCCAACAAATGCAGCCTGTTTGATTTCAGCCTTAATAGCGTCCAGACTTTCGCCTCTATCAAGGCGTTGCATCCATGAAGATACTTGTGCCTTGGTAAAGTCTTTATCCAACTGAAAACCATAGTCATTGGCATAGTCATCTAAATCTTGTACATTGGTAGCAACTGCACCCTTTGGGGTGCTAGTTCCATAACTAACCTTTGCATTAAGATACTTTGAAATGTAAGTAAGATTTTTATCATTGGCTGAATCATAAATATCTTTAGCCCATGTATTAAGTTCTGCCTGTGTATAAGA